TCACGCCCACGAGGCCGCACAACGGCGGCGGCGCGGCGAGGCGCACACATACGCAGAATACAAAAAAGCCCCGGAAACGCCCGTATAACGGCATTTCTGAGGCTTTTAGATGATATGAGCCGCTCGGCCCCGTCCCGGAAGTCACAGCAGCAGACCAAGAGGACGAGAGCTTCGCGGCTCATGCTGCTATTGTAGCAGACGCGGCGGCGGATTGCAAGAGGGGCAAGCGTGCTAACGGAGCGTTAGAGCGTGCGAGTTTTGGGGAAAACGGGGCTTTTCGGCGCGGATCGGCGGGG